CGTGGAAACCAACTATCCCGGAGCACCAGCCACTGATCCCATACCGGCCAACGAAACCGTGGAAAGCAATGGTGGACGGGTGTTCTTCACAGCCACTGACCAGGACGGTAATTTCCGGGTGGGTGATCTGTTCAACATCGAACAATCCACTGGTATCGCTACCCTAAATGCTGATGCGTTTAACATCTCGGGCTTGCAGGAACTGAATCTAGGCAACGTGACTCTAGGTGGCGGTTCAGCGACGATCACTGAGTTTTCAACAGATCCGTTCTTTACCGCGGATTCCGATAACGTAGTTCCGACACAGCGGGCGATCAAGGCCTATATCGCTAGCCAAATCGGTGGCGGTGGCGCTAGCTTGAACGTAAACTCAGTGACTGCAGGATCGGTGTTTATCAGCTCGAACATAATCACAACCACCACAGGCGGTGCGATTAAGATGAATGCAACTTTTGATTTTAGAGGCGGGGTAACGGGCCTTCCTTTAGCATTCAATTACTTTTTAACATAAATATAAACATGGAGAATAAATTATGGCAACAGGAAGACTAGGAGCAGCGGATTTATCTGCTGCCACCAATACCACACTGTACACGGTGCCTGCTACTACATTTGCAGTAGTCACAGTAAGCATCTGCAATAGAAATGCAACCCAGGTGACAGTAAGATTAGCAGTAGCTACAACAGCTACTCCGGGCAATGCGGAATTCGTAGAATATGATGTTCAGATAGGACCAAGTGGCGTTTTAGAAAGAACCGGAATAGTATTAGATGCAGGCAAATTGATAGTGGTACGTTCTAATGCTGCTAACGTAAGTGCTATGGTCTACGGTATCGAAACCACTACAGCATAAGAGGAAAATATTATGGGACGTCACACAAGAGTCGGAATCCAACCACTAACCGAAGAGTTTACTCTAGTAGGTACCGGTAGCACAGCTCAACGACCAACACTAGCTGAAGACCAAAAAGGTTTTCAATATTTCAACACTGACGTTAATCAACTAGAAATTTGGAACGGCAGTTATTGGTTTGTTATAGGGGCATTGCCAAATCTAGCAGTAACCAGTAGCCAGACCATGGGATCTAATCATGCCTACTGGGTCAATACCACGTCAGCAGCAGTAAATTTAACTCTACCGGCTAGTCCAAGACAAGGAGATGTCATTAAAATCTATGACACCCACGGTACATTTCAAACCAATAATTGTTCAGTGGTACCCAACGGTGCTCCTATTATGAGGACTAATGATACAATGACCATTAGTACACAGGGTGCAGCACTGTCTATGACATATTACGATGCCGATAGAGGCTGGTTATTGGATGCTATTTAAAATACTATGCCATTTAATTATCAAAGTTTAAAAAATCTAACCAATAGTTCGTTTGTATCCGCGAGTATTGATTCAGCTGATATTGCCGGACTCACAGTAACTGGCGGAAAAATTGCAAACTCAGCAATTACCGCTGCAAAGCTAGCTACTAGTGCTGTGAATACCACAGCTGCCACTGTGACTGGTGTATTGCCAGTGGCCAAGGGAGGACTCGCAACCAATAGTTTTGCGGGAGCATACCGTGCATTTTTCAGTAATGGGACCGTTCCTACCGCTGGACTCCACGGTATTGCAAGCCTTCAAGTGTATACAAGTAGTACCACATGGAATCGTCCAGCTGGAGTGAGATATATTCGAGTGCAGCTTGTGGGATCTGGAGGTGGTGGTTCTGGTCACGGCGAAGGTGGCGCTGCTGGTGGATATGCTGAAAGATATTTAGACGTCACAGCAATTTCATCTGTGAGCATAACCATAGCCGGTGGTGGTGGTGGCACGTTTTATGCCAATGCTGGCGGAAATGCCGGTGGTTCGAGTTTTGGGCCTTATTTGAGTTGTTCAGGTGGTCACGGAGCCAATAGACAGAATCAACACAGTGGCGGTGTCAGTGGTGTTGGCAGCGGTGGTAATTTAAACATACATCAAGGCGGTGGATTCAGTCATCATGCCCGCAGTGCTCAAAGTTGTGCAAATACATTTTTTGGCGGCGGCGCCCCTAGCAGCCACCCACAGGGCGGCAACTTTGGACATAATCACCAGAGTCATACTTCTCCTGGTACCGGCGGTGCCGGTGCTCACTTCCACGGACATCGAGGATCAGACGGTAGACCTGGTATGTGCGTGATAACTAATTTTTATTGATAGAGAAATAGATGCCATTTAATTATCAGACATTAAAAAACATAACCAGTGCAGCTATTATCGATGGCAGCATCACCAATGCTGAACTAGCAGCCTCATCAATCACTGATGCAAAAATAGCCGATACAACTATCACTAGCGGAAAATTTGCCACTGGTGCTGTGGATGTAACGACTGCAGCAGTAACAGGAACTACTCCGTTCAGCAAAGGCGGAACCGGAGTAGCAGCTTTAGGCAGTGCTTATCATGTGTTACGAACAAATGCAGCTAATAATGCACTGGAATTTTCAGACTCCGGCATACGCAGAATGGTGGTATTCACTAGTTCGGGCACATACACCAAAACAGCCGGAGCTAGATACGCACTGGTCCAAGTTCAAGGACCAGGTGGTGGCGCCTCAGGACATGGCGAAAGTGGCGCTGCTGGTGGCTATGCAGAAAGATTAGTAGACATCAGCGGAATCAGCACAGTCAGCGTGACTATCAATGGTGGTGGCGGTGGCACATTTTATAACAACGCAGGTGGTAATGCAGGCGGCAGTTGTTCATTCGGGCCATACGTATCGGCCTCGGGAGGTCATGGAGCCAACAGACACAATAATCATAATGGCGGCCTTCCTGGAGTTGGGTCAGGCGGAGATTTAAATATATATGGTGGCGCTGGTGGCGGTCACGAACAACGATCCTCAGGCATGGGAGGTGCTAGTTTTTTTGGAGGTCCAGCACCTGCAGGCCACCCACAGGGCGGCAACTTTGCGCACAATCACCAAGGACATGCAGCAAACGGAACCGGTGGCACTAGTGGATATTTTTCAGGGCATAGGGGATCAGACGGTCGACCTGGAATGATTGTGATAACAGAATATTTTTAATCCGAGACAAATATGCCATTTAACTATCAAACATTAAAAAGACTCACTGGAGCATCATTAGTTGACCTAACTGTAGTTGCTGGAGATTTAGCTGATACAACAGTAAACACTACAAATCTAGCAGGTTCAGCAATTACCTCAACAAAAATTTCATCAAGTGCGGTAGATCTAACGACTGCAACAGTTATCGGTACAATGCCAGTTGCCAAAGGTGGAACAAATTTATCCTCAGTAGGAGCAAATAACACAGTCCTCCGGGTTAATGCTGCCGGTAATGCATTTGAGTATGCTACTGCTGGATTTAGTGGCATGCAAGTTTTCACGTCAAGCGGCACATGGAATCGTCCAGCTGGAGTGAGATACATCAGAGTAAAGCTACAGGGAACTGGAGGTGGCGCTTCAGGACATGGCGAAAGTGGCGCTGCTGGCGGCTATTCTGAGCGGGTATTAGACGTCACAGCAATTTCATCTGTGAGCGTGACCATAGCCGGTGGTCCTGGTGGCACGTTTTATTCCGGTCCTGGCGGAAATGCCGGTGGTTCGAGTTTTGGGCCTTATTTGAGTTGTTCAGGTGGTCACGGAGCCAATAGACAGAATCAACACAGTGGCGGTGTCAGTGGTGTTGGCAGCGGTGGTAATTTGAACTTACACACCGGCGGCGGCGGCGCACACCATGACAGTTTTGGACCAGGCGGTACCGGATATTTCGGTGGCTCAGCACCCAGCGGACATCCGCAGGGAGGTAATTTTACACATAACCACCAAGGACATTCAGCCCCTGGATCAGGGGGTACTGGTGGGTATTTTCACGGACATCGAGGATCAGACGGTAAACCTGGCCTATGCGTAATAGAAGAATACAGATAAATTTGGAGTAGTCAAATATGAAAAAAGTACTTATAGGATACCAGGGATGGGTCCAACAAATATTAGAACCCGGGGAGGAATATGAAATCTATGAAGGACCGGATGCTACAATAGTATGGGTTGATGCCCCAGATGAAATCACACTTGACTGGACATTAGAATACAGTCCAAGTCAGGGCAGGTCAATTTGGATTGAAAGAGAAGGTGGCTTCACTGATCTTTCAGTGGCACGATCAGTGGCTTACGGACAAGTTGGTGCCCAACTAGATATGCTGTATCATGAGCTTAAAACAAATGGTAATATTTCCCAGGAAGGTGATTGGTTTCAACATATTCAAACAGTTAAATCTGTGATTCCAAAACCTCCCCCTCCTGAAGAGCCATGGTCTATGGAAGAATTGCTGGCTAGAGCTGCCACAGAAGAGCCATCAAAAGACAAAAGAAACGTTCACGGTACACTAGAGTTGCCTGCTTGGGTAAGATACCCAGGGTGGAAAGGCTACGGCAGCTAAGATATAACTTTCATAAAAAGTGTCTCTTGTAGACACTTTTTTTTTGATGAAAATATCGTTAGCTAAATATGTGCGTAGATTATAGATCTTTAAGGAACTAACAGACATGCATTATAAAAAAGTTACAATCGTAGGTGGCGGATCATCGGGCTGGATGACTGCCGCTGCTCTATCAAAATTGTGTCCCCACTTGGATATTACATTAGTTGAATCACCTAAAATTGGAACAGTTGGGGTCGGAGAAAGTACTCTAGGGCACATCAACAAATTTTTAAAATTGCTAGACTTAAAAGACGAAGATTGGATGGCTGCGTGTAATGCTACGTATAAAAATTCAATAAGATTCACAAACTTTAGAGAAAAAGACGGCACACATTTTGAATATCCGTTTAGCAAAGGATTGGATTTAACTGACAAACCAGCTGGACTACAAGCATGGCATCATTTAGCCACACTGTACCCAGAAGAATATACTCCAGAAACATTCGCTGAATTTTATTGTACCGGTAACACCATGCTGGCAAAATATAATAAATCTACCAAAAACGAACAAGACATATTGAGGAATTTTAGATTCGAATGGGATACTGCATATCACATGGATGCACAACTATTTGGGCAATACCTTAAAGAAAAAATAGCGATTCCAAATGGCGTGAAACATTTACAAGACGAAGTGCATTCCTACAAAAAAGACCAGCCGGGAAATATAACACATATTCTACTAACGAGCGGCACTAGTATAGCCTCGGATCTTTGGGTGGACTGCACTGGATTTAGATCTCAATTATTAGAACAGTGGATGGGGCAAGAATTTCAACCCTTTAGCAAAGTTTTAGCCAACGACCGTGCATGGGCATGCAGATTGCCTTACATAGATAGGGAACGTGAAATGCACAACGTCACAGATTGTCATGCCTTAGATAACGGATGGGTTTGGACTATTCCGCTATGGAATCGCATAGGCACCGGATACGTGTATTCGAGCAGATTTTGCACTGACGAGGAAGCTGGCAGAGAATTTAGAAAACATATAGCAGAAAAACACAGTCTGGAAATTGCAGAAAAAGCAGAAATGTTTAATATTAATATTAAACACGGAAAAAGAAGAAGAGCATGGGCTATGAATGTTGTTGGAGTTGGATTGAGTTACGGATTTGTTGAACCTCTAGAATCAACAGGATTGTTGACCACCCACGAAAATATTATTAAACTAATAGAAATCCTTAATAGAAGAAAAGGATACGTCACAAGATCAGAACAAGAAGGATTTAATTTTGCAGTAGCAGTTGAAGTTGATCAGTTCAGAGATTTTGTGAGCCAACACTATGCGTTTTCTAATAGAACTGATACGCCATATTGGAGATGGTGCACACAAATAAATGAATATTCTCCGGATATGATGGGACCATATATGATGATACAGGCACAATACCCTAATGTGTTAGGTAATTTAACTCAAGGTCAGCATTACTGGCAGGATGGAATCGGCAATCAATATATTCTGGCCGGATTAGGAGTAAAGGCAATCTCTACCAAAGCATTAATCTACGCTACTGATCGTCGTGCAATCGACATCGATGAAGAAATTGGATTTACTAAACGTGCATATGAACAATATAGAGATTATGTAATAGAACATGTTAAGACGTTACCTAGCCATTATCAATTTTTGAAAGATAATATCTATGGCGGAAAAGATGATTACCAAGTTTAAGAAGCTGTTAGGATTAGAAAAAAAGAAACCATTTGTGAGATTCTATTCTCTAACGCTCGGCGTATTAGAATTATTTCCGATAATAAAATCAAAAGATGTTCCGAGGAAATTTTTAGATAGGTCGGAATATCCTGAACATGTGTTACCAACTTCTACCTGTCCAGGATTGCGTAAAATAGTATCATGTGGGTTTATTATTCCAGCTCCCGCCGATTTTGAAATCTCAACCAACGGCGATCTAAGTACATTTGAATGGCTAGCACCTGTCGAATTTACCAAAGGTGTTCCTGATTCGAAAGGATATATCAATTCACATTCTAAAGAACAAACAGCTCCGTTATTGTCAAACTTTAATGATACGCTAACTACAGTGGTTAAGATAGAAACTCCTTGGCGATTTGAAACTTCAGATGATATGGTCATGTTAGTTTTACCAGTACAGTATAATAATGAAGATAGATTTTCCGCAGCAACCGGAATTTTAGACCCTAGATATTCCAATACAGTAAATATACAGCTATTTTGGAAGAAAATAAATGGTAAAACATTAGTCAGGGCTGGCACGCCTCTTTGTCAATTCATTCCAATTCGGCGAGATGACCTTAATTTAAATGCATACGACATAAAAATTGAAATTGCTACCGAATTAGATAATCAAAGAGAAGCAGCATATAATTATTCTGCTAATTGTGTTATACTGAATGAAGACAATCTAGGAGCTCGGTTGGCTAGAGCAACTAAGATTTTCAGTAAATTTAAAAGGGGAAATAAATGAACTACAGAGAAAAATTGTTACTCAACATCAAGCAAGTAGAACAAGAACTCGCTAATTCCTACGAAACATTAGCATCTCTTGAAAAAGAATTAGCCAATGTAAAACTTAATCCGTACGGAATTACCAGTATCGATTTTGCTAAAAGACAAGAATTATCCACGGATGTTATAAAGATGGAGGGAGCAATAATGGGACTAAAATTGGCTCTTGAAACCTTTGAAGAAACTACGAATGTTACAGTTGAATGATGGTAGCTTACTATTATTTCCGCCAGTAGTTTGGAAATTCAAATACGATTTTGATTTAGATTCTCTATATCCTAAAATTGACAATTTATTTAATCAAGTCGAAGTTAATTCAAAATTAGAAACAGGTGCAGCAGTATCAACAGTAGCATTGCCGATACAAATTCAGCCGCATACGTGGAAAGAATTAGAAAATTTTCAATTCTGGCTAGGAGAAAAAATTAACTACATTCGAAACCAACTGTCTTTTGAGATCGACCATTCTCAAGTTGTTAATTCTTGGGCAAATAAGCACTATAAGACTGGACAAACTGTCGAGCATTCACATGCCAATACAACGTTTGTTGTAAGCGCCTATATCAAATGTCCAGATGGTTCTGGAAATATTGAGTTTAAGGATCCACTAGAATATCATAAACAAAGTTTTCCTATAGTGTCTGATGAGTCGTTTTACCGAGAGGTCTCTTGTGCGACCAACGACGTATTAATATTTCCGGGTTGGTTGAAGCATAGAACACAGGCTAGCGATATCGATGACGAGCGAATTGTAATCACATTCAATATAAAATGATAGATTTTAAAATTTGTTATCCTGATGCAAATAATTTTGATAATATTATCAAACTTAAAAGCATTGATGACCTAAATATCAAATATGTTAAGCTAGACGATAACATAGGATATTGGATTAGCGAAAACCCGTTTGTAGGAAACGGTCTTGAACTTTTTAAAAATTTAGTTTCTCTTTTCCCAATACAAAAAGATAATAACGATCCTACAAACTTTGACCCAAACCCATTTGATACTATACATTTACCAGACTGGGTATATAAGAATTTATGTTTTTTACTGAAAGAATTTTACTTAAGAAATTCACAGGTATATATTGTCGATCCCCAAATACACGAATGGGGTAATGTATACGTTAAAAATCGGACCAGGCCGATCTCGTGTTGGAGAATTCCGCATGTAGACTACACCCATGGCATTGTAGCTAATTTATGGTTTACCGATCATGCTGTAACGGATAGTGGAACAAAGATATACAAATATCACGGAAAAATGAAAGATACAATCTACGACTTTCAAATCGACACGACTCATAAGATGCACAAGGAATGGAAAAAACTAGCAGATAAACCAACTAGAGCTGGAAGCTGGTTTAATATGGCCGACGATGAGTTATCTAGATGGGGCTTTGAATGTCTCGGCATAGCTCCCAGCAGAGAAGGAACAATGACTATGTATAATTCTAATGTTTGTCATTCTGCATTTATATCAAACAATGTTGATTTTAGATGGAGCCATACTTTTGGATTTTCTCATCTAGTGCCCAATATATCAACAGAAAGGATAGTCGTATGAATATGGATCTTTATTTTCCTACACCGGTATGGTGGGAACAGACTCAGATAGACATTGACGGAATGTTGGAATTGTGTCAGCGTCTCAGGGATACAGATCCAATCGGTAGAAAGTTAAGTAATCAGGGCGGTTGGCAGAGCCATGATTTTAGATCTCGAGTACATCCAGAAATGCAAGAGTTAGAAAATAGAATCTTACTACAGGCAGAACAGTGTGTTAGAGATTTTGGATATAAAGAAGATGTCTGTTTTGTAGACATAGAAAATTTGTGGTTTAATGTCAACGGCATAAACAATACTAATTCAGTGCATACACACGACAACAGTTTTGTATCTGGAGTATTTTATTTGAAAGCTCGACCTGGACAAGGCAATATTAATTTTTATAAAAGTTTTAATCAAGATTTTATAGTAGCCAGTCAAGCAGCTATTGATCATTATACTCCGTTGAATGCTGCATGTATGACATTCACTCCCGAAACGAAAAAATTAGTAATTTTTCCAGGCTGGCTTCCCCACGGTGTTGAAAGAAATGAGATTGACGAAGAAAGAATAAGTGTTTCTTTCAATGTTAAGATAATTAGGACAGATGATGATAGATATAGGCCAACGCTTACTCAACGAAACTAATCTATTAGTTGATGATAAGCCCCACTACTTTAAATCGCTAATCAAAGATCCTAGTGAACTGCTGACGTGGAATGACGTTGAAAAATGTATGAACAATCCCTATCTATATAAATTTGAAATGATTGATTCATATAATAACAAAATAGATATACCAGCAAGTAGAAAAGCATGGATTTGGGAAGGCACGATACAGGACAAGGGATTTTTATTTGAAAAGCTGCAACAGGGAAATAGTTTAATCATAATGAATTATGGTTTTTATAACGAAAAAACCATGCACCTGTTAAAAATATTCGAAACATTATTTGAAGTAAACGCAGCCATACACGTATATGGCGGTCTTGCAGGATCAAAATCTTTCTGTATCCATGATGACTACCCTGCAAATTTTATCATACAGGTTGAAGGCAAAACTAGATGGAAAGTATTTCATAATAAGATTTCCTATCTGTATAAAACCGGAACAATGAATAACAAATTAAATGAAGCTGATCTAGATGTTGCTATTGATGTTGTTCTAGAACCAGGAGATGCATTATACCTTCCGTCGAGATCGTATCACGTAGCATACCCCGATGAAAAAAGATTAAGTATTAGTATTCCTTGCTGGAACAGATTTGCCACTGACCCACCAAACTATCAGATAGACAGAAATTTTTATAGGATTAATCATGACATTTAAACCTCTTGAAATTAAAAATGTAGTTGACGAGACTTACCAAGACCAAATTTACAAACTGTTAACCAATGTAAACTTTAATTGGCATTTTTTAGAAGATACAACCAGAGAATATGCCAATGACTCTATGACCTCTACTCCTAGTTTTGTAAATTTAATATTCCATCCGAACAACGATGCTAACCCGCATTATGATTTTTTTAAACCACTGCTAGATGCCATATTAGAAAAATCAAATCTCAAATTGCATACATTGTTGAGAATACGAGTCGGCTTCTTGTTGAACACCAAGTATGTATTACCAAGCATGCCTTACAAATATAATACTCCCCACAGGGACTACGACCAAGATCATTATACCGCTGTGTATTATGTAAACGATGCCGATGGCGATACTGTGGTATTTCACGAAATTGAAAAAGCCGAGCAATATAGGATGATGATGAAAAGCTCCCCAGAGCAGGGCAAGGCGCTGCTGTTTAACGGATGGCATTATCATGCCAGTTCCTGCCCAAAAATTATGACAAAAAGAATAACAATTACTTTGAATTTCACTGCTGAAAATGTCTAAAGATTACATTAATCAATTAATGGATCAAGGAAGGGCGAGTGCTGATCTAATCCATAAGCACAATCTAAAAGATCCGTTCTTGTATCCGTTTTTGCCTACAATGGTAATTGATGACTTTTATGAAGATCCAACGTTGGTAAGAGACTATGCGTTAGAGTTAGAGTACTACAAAGGCAATCGCGGAAGTTGGCCGGGACTACGCAGTAACTACATACAGAATCTTGATACAGGACTATATGATTTGTTGTACAAAAAATTAATGAAAGAATTAACAACTTACGGGTTTACAAAATTTGATGAGCTGCAATCTTCTTTTCAATTGATAGACAAGACATACGGCGAGGGATGGGTGCATGATGATGACCCTCATTTTACCATAGCTGGACTGATTTATTTAAATCCAGATGCTCCTGTGGGGGCCGGAACCACGTTGTATTGTAATCAAACAGATTTTAATGGAGAGGTCTACGGTGAGATCTTTATGAATGATGTATTGGTAGCAAGTGATCAAGAAAGAGAACAGTATACCAAATATCGAAAAGAGCAACGGATGCACTTTACCCCGACAACAACTATCGAGAGTGTGTTTAATCGTTGTATAATATTTGATCCTAGAACATGGCATAGTGCTAACACATTTTTTGGAATTGAAAAAAATGACACAAGACTGACGCAGGTATTTTTTGCAAGAGCCATATGAAAAAATTCAATCCGCCTAACATTCCTATTAAAGTAATTGATAACTTTTTTGAATCTCCGCAGTTGTGGAGAAATTTTGCGTTGAAGCAAGAGTTTTATAACGACGAAATTTCAAATTTTCGCGGACAGTATTCAAAGCTATTAGGAGAGCTAGATACAGAATTGTTTCATTCGTTGGCAAGCAAACTTATCCGACATTTACCAGGATTTGCAAACTTTCAGTTATTAGAAACAAGTTTTAGATTAGCCGATGCTTCTTATGGTCGAGGCTGGATACATCACGACGATCCCAAGTTTAATGTGGCAGGTTTGATTTATTTAAATGATGCTCCTCCTGCTGATTCGGGAACGATCATTTATTCAATGCAAGAACACTCTGATAAGTATTATCAAGAATATAAATTTCAAGAATTCTCAAGTTTGCCGGAGGATAGGCACACATTTGATAGATACAAAGAAGAACAGCAGACGTTATTCAAAAAAAATATGACAATACATAATGTTTTTAACAGATGTGCATTATATAGCCCGTTGCTTTGGCACAGTGCCGATAGATTTTTTGGAAGCAGCAAACACGATTCGAGACTTACACTAAACTTTTTTGGTAGAGTTGTATAATGCATAATATCTTTCCAAATTTTGGGTTTATACAAGATGCTGTACCTGAAAATATATTAAATGAATTGCACAAAGTGGTTGCAGATTGTCAAACAGACGAATATAGAATACGATCTAAAAAACTTGCAGGAAATATAGAATCAACATTCCAGTTGCCCAATCTTCAAACTCTAGAAAACTATCTAATAAATCTGTGCCAACAATATAGTGCCGTCAACGATCCAAGTCAAACAACAAAGAATGTAGCATCTGATTTTTTAGCTCTAGATAATTGTTGGGTCAATATACAAAAGAAAAATGAATTTAATCCTATACACTCACATGATGGAGATTTTAGTTTTGTAATATGGCTAACTGTTCCATATAATATCACAGAAGAACATGCATGTTTTAACACCATACATTCTAACTCTCCTAGAAACGGCATGTTTAGTTTTTTCTATTCAAACATATTCGGCGAAATTAGAGAGGCAGCATTTCCGGTAGATAATACATATGAAGGAAGAATTTTTTTATTTCCGGGATGTCTAAGTCATATGGTATATCCATTCCAGACATCAGAAAAACAACGGATATCAATTTCTGGAAATTTAACAAGAAAAATATGCACGATATTATAGAAATTAAAAATATTATTCCAGTTGACTACCAAGACCATTTATTAACATTAATGACTGGCTGGGATTTTCCGTGGGTGTTTAATAAAAATATGGTATCGGATGATGATTGTTTTACTGAACAAGAAAATAATCATGCTGGATTTAATCATTTATTTCTTGAAAACAGCGAAGTGAAAAGTGCGTTTTTTCAAATAGTATATCCCTTGGTATTGAGCATAACCAGTCAGAATAATTCAGAATTTAATAGACTGACTAGGATGCGAGCAAATTTAACATTAGCTAATCCGTCCAGTAAATTAGAAAACCATATGCCGCATATTGATAGTTTCTTCCCGCATTGGAACGCTATCTATTATGTAAATGACAGCGACGGGGACACTGTGATTTTTAACGAAACCAATGATACATTTGATCCCGGACTTGATGATGTTATCAGAATAAAACAAAACAAATTTACTGTGGCAAAGCGGATCACTCCGGAAAAAGGAAAAGTGATAATTTTTCCTGGAAAGTATTATCATTCATCGAGTTTTGCCAAGGAAACAAAATACCGATGCGTGATTAATATGAACTTAGATAAGATTGTTATATGAGACCTGACTATATTTTATACCAATCTCAATCTATCGTAGACAATCAATGGACACTGATTGACGATATACGTGTGGCGCATGAAAATTTTAAAAAACTATTTGCTGAGATTCCCGACGTTGACAGCACAGCATTGTACAAGCATTATAATATTTTTGCACTAACTTCACCGTCAAGAGCGTTTCACGAGATGTATACTGAGTTAAAAACTCTGATTAGAACACAATTAGGTGACAGCGAACCTCTTTGGTTCCAAGCATGGCTCAACCACCAGGATCAGGATTCTGTGTTAGACTGGCACCACCATGATTTTGATTACCATGGATATATTTCTATAGATCCAAAAAATACTCGCACCGTGTTCGAAAATTATTCCATCGAAAACAAAGTAGGCCAAATTTATTTTGGTCCGGGTTATAGGAAACACAAGGTAGAGGTGGTAGAACCGTTTCAAGGAGTTCGAACTACAATAGGATTTGATGTATTTCGACAGCCTACCAGTAAATTTGTTACGTATACAGAAAAGCCGTTTATAAATTTAGGAATGATGCCGTTGTTATGAACAAAGATTTTCAAATTGTGAAGAATGCTGTTTCTACAGAACTTTGCGAATTCCTAGCTCTAGAATTCTCAATGATGTCAGAAGTTTGCGGTATGCTTTATCCAGGTGTAGATCTTGCAGATTTGTGTAAGAATAGTTTTGCAAGATACAGCCCTTTGATGTTTGAAGCGTTAAGTGTCAAGTTGTTGCCAATGGTTGAACAGTTAACAAATCTCACATTGTATCCCACATATTCGTATGCTAGGATTTATTACAAAAATTCTGAATTACAAAAACACCTTGATAGACCTAGTAGTGAAGTAACAGTATCAATATGCATAACCAAAGACGATACAAACTGGCCCTTGCATATCCAAGATTCTAAGGGAATCGATAACGAGATTTTTTTAGATGTAGGAGATCTGGTAATATACAGTGGAAGCAAACATCTGCATTGGAGAGACCCGTTTACAGGGACCTCTCAAATTCAAGCATTTTTACAATATGTAGATGCTAACGGCGGTGAAGCTTGGCTTAAATGGGATACCCGACCTAAATTAGGGTTACCGTTTGAATGGACCGATCAACGAGTTCAACGCGAACTGGCACAGATAGCAGAGAATGAGCTTTTAAATAAGAGTAAAAATTAGCCTTACTCACGAAACGGGCCAGCTACTATTCGTCCAACGCCGTGTTTTGCTTCGAAAATTTGACGTGCTGCCTCTTGAGTAGCGGCTTCACAAGTGTCTACCTCAACAGCCAACGTACCGACTGGCTCAGCTTTTCGTAAAATTATCTTCCAAATATGCATTATAATCTCCTCTATACTTTATTTATGTGTTTTTAGCCATTCTTCAACAGACGGAAATCCGCTTACTAACTGAATATATTTATTTGAATTTTCTCGTAGTGCTTGTTTACCAGGCTTCTCTAAAAATGCATACTGTTTTTTAAGTTTTTCGCTGTCAAATATAGACAGTCCTTGCAGCACCTGTAACCATGCCGTTGATGAGTACCCACCGGCTCTTGATTTCGCTCCTAGATCACCGTCAAAATACTTTTTCCATTGATCTAATTTAGCAGTCAATGTATCCGGAGTTCTACATTTATCATATGCATGACTCTTCCAGAACTCTGTATCTCTACGATGTCCCCGATAATGCAAGGCTAAAAAATCTAACACATCATCAGTAAGTGCAAACACTCTATCGTTAAAACGTTGTTTCCTAACAACATCATCTTTTTTATCAACTCTAAAAAGATCTTCAAACGCCCACAGAGACTCTATGATAACTTGTATTCCATTAGCCTCTAACGGTTCTAAAAATCCAGCACTTAATCCTATGCCAATTACATTATTCTTCCAAGAGTTCCTCATTATACCTGGTGTGAAACTAAAATTAGCTATGGGGTTTATTTTATAATCATAAAATTGTTCCGCTTCTGCCACAGCTTGGTCTAACGAAATATGATCTGGATCATATATATAACCGTTTCCTGATCGATGACGAAGATTGATGTTCCATGACCATCCGTATTTCATTGCATTAGCATTAGTAGTGAGAGAAGGGATGGGCTCGTCCCACCATGCCACTACTGCTCTTGCAGGAAAATAATTCGTATAATCAATAATAGGTTCGTGCATAACTTTATCTAACAATAGCCTTGCAAATCCAGAGCAATCGAAAAATAAATCCCCTTCTATTGATCTACCCTGATCAAATAATATCGCAGTTATGTCACCATTAGAAGATTGGGATACTGACTTATATTCATCTTCGATTAGTTTAATTCCCCTAGATAATGCGATATCTTTAAAATATTTTGCAGCCGACCTACTTTCAAAATGCCACATGGGTGTTATAGGAATACTACTATTCGCACCCAGAGGCACTTTATTTTGTTGTATAAAATAATAAGAATAGAATGCTTCGGCCAACGGAATATCGTTAGCTAAACATGCAGTTTCATAAAGATCTTTTTCGCGATGGATTAATAGATCTTTTATTGACCCTCCCGGCGTCAACTCTATGTTAGGTAATTCGTCAACTGCATGAATAAAATTTTCAAACCAAGGAGCATGATCAGTCACTAACGCATGATAGAATTCAGTTCCCACACCGTTCCAGTTTTTTAATTTTCCACCTAGCTTTGGAGTAGCATTGGTTTGCCGGACAAAATCCTCATTATCGATCCCTAAAGTTTTTAAAAAACTAACGAATGTAATAGTGCCGCTTTCGCCGGCGATGATCGGAGGACGTTTAGGATCTTCAATTACTGTGATATCCCAATTCGGATGAAGTTTGTTGACATATAATGCAGTAAGCCATCCTGCAGATCCTCCTCCGAGGACTACGGATTTAAAAACTGTATTTCTGTTCACGGAATCGATCCTTTAAAATTTCTAATGCTTCTCTGTGAGAGTATGTTTCTATATTTTTACATGCAGCAGCACATGATTCTATTACTCTATTAGATTCTGGAGTATAATGGCTGAAATGATAATCGTAGGTTGATTTTATTTGTTTGGTATCAAACATACGCAAGCCGTGCATCACCTGCGCAAAATTTAGATATGAAAACAATTTCATCGGATGCGACGAAAATAATGTTAGATTTGAAAAGTTTTCTTTAAAATAATTTATGTACTGTTTATTAAAATCTGTTTGAGAAATACCATGCTGACACCACTTCCAAAATTCAGTGTTGTTTCTCTGGGACATGTAATGGAGTTGTATAAAGTCTACGACATTCTCACTAATAACTCGCATGTAATCATTATAAATTTTAGCAGTGCGCGGGTCATCTTTTTTGTAAGACATTAAATTAGGACACAACAAAAGTATCTGTTGTATGGTAGTTCCTATACTAGAGGCTTCTAACGGTTCAACAAAGATACCACTGAGGCCAACCATGACACAATTTTTTAACCAAAACTTTTCAACGTAGCCTGCACCAAACTTTATTTTTTTCCCTATTTCTAGAGGTTGAGCGATTTTTAAGTTTTTCTTATAGTATTGTTCAACTTCATCAAATGCCTTAGTTTCGTTAATAAAAGAATCGCAAAATACATATCCGTTGCCATAGCGTTGTTGGGTAGGAATACGCCAACACCAACCACTGCCTAATGCTGTTGCTTCAGTGTAAGACGGTATTTCTTCTGTGTATTCAGTAGGAAATGCGATAGCAGAATTCATTGGCAATTGATGCTGGCAGTCAATCCATTTGGCATCTAGCTTGCTGCCTATAACTCGGCGGAATCCGCTACAGTCGATAAAAAAATCACTAGTGAAAGATTTGTTTGCAATATCTATTAATTTAGAAACATTGCCTTGATCGTCTAATATAACCTGCTCCACTTCAGTATCTACGATCTTTATTCCGCGATCGATGCACACTTTGTGTAAAAATTGATTTAGTTTATTAGTGTCAAAGTGATACTGAGCTATAATATCATGCAGTGGTTCTACATGTCGACTCTGCATAGATAGTGACCATGCAGTGTCTAGGGGATCACAATTTTCACCTACCATCCTCAACCAAGTTGTAGGCCAGCTATTAGCCTCGGAATGTATTCCAAATTGTTCGCTGAGACTGTGGAAATAATGAGTACCATCGCCGTGCCAATTAGTGAATTTGATACCTATCTTAAACGTAGCATCGCATTCTCTTACCAGGTCGGGAACTGTGATTCCTACATGCTGTATAAATTTTTTCCAGTGTTCAGTGGTGCCTTCGCCTACTCCGATTATCCCAATCCGGCTAGATTCTAGTAGAGTAATATCCATGTTGGGATATGCTTGTTTGAGAATCAGTGCAGAAATACATCCGCTAGTACCACCTCCCACAATGCAGATATTTTTTATCATTTTAATTTTTCTATTAAATTAATTGTAATATCGGCAACAGAATCAGAAGCTATGTTATAATTTATAGCACCGCTAGGCAGTGTATTGAAACTGATAATATATCTATCATGATTGTCAACATGCGGAATAGAGCGATGATACATCCAACTAGGAAATATCACTAACCTACCAGGCTGAGGAGTTATTCTTTCATACGGACTGTAGTGGAATCGCAATACTTCTATTTGGGCCTGCGTTCGATGAATTACAGGGTCTTCAAATTCAGTAGGAGCACCCTCGGTGAGATAGTAAACTCCGCTGAAAAAACTCATCGAATGCCGGTGATTGTGTATGTGCATTTGAGATTGAGACTTTGCAATATTAAACCAACTATTGGTGATCGTGAATTGCTCACAATCATAATGTTGATCCACACGTACTTCTTCAAGGCACTGATCAAACCATGAAAATAAATTTACGAATTCCTGCTTGTCGTGTAGGGTATGTAGTGAACTAAGAATATTGCCGGATTTCATACGATCGGTGTACTTTGATAAATCCGCTATTAGTTTTTTATTGTCTAATTCTGTGTTATCAAAAACAAAAAAAGTCGTGGGAAATAGATCTAACTTCTGCATCAATATTCTATCCATCCAGTCAACAAATATTTTTCACCTGACAAAGGAGGATTGCCTCGGTGTGTGTGGGTGTATCCAGCGGGCCACAATGCCAGTGTGCCTTGCACCGCTGGAATTCTAATGCCTTGATATAAAAATTCTGTTTCTCCTCCAACATCGATGGTGTTTAGGTAGATTCCCCAAGCACATACTCTGTCCGACCTTTCGGAAGAATCGGATTCAAAATGCCACATATGATAGCCCTCGCCCGGTAGGGTCTTTTGTAATTTCATCGAACGGATCCGATGTTTCTCAGCTTCTCTTAATACACTATACTTATCTGTATATTGTTCATAACAGCTCCAGAATTTTTTCAAAAAGTTTGTCATTATGGTTTGATCTGTGGTCAATTTCAAACTATTTTCTTCCAATAAAAAAGCAGCGTGATCGGCTTTTTTGTGAAACAGAGAATCGTTTAGCTGTATTCTAGAATAAGTGAGATTTAATTTTGACAGCGCCTCATAGTGATCAATCAGCAGACTACATTCTTCACTCGACAGCACGTTTTCCCACACAGCAATGTCTTTTTCTAATTTCATAATTTTTTGTTTAGTAAGGTAGTATGCTATATATCATAAACTAGGAGTTAAATTATGAATCGTGACGAGTTGATACCGTTATTTTCTAAACCGGTCTATAAATCAGAGTTAACAACGGTCGATGTCGATCTGTCCGGTATAACTTGGCATAGAAATTATCAAAACTACATTAGCTCAAATCAAGATGTATTGAGTTTAGATATTTTCAATAAGCTATCTAAAGAGATATGCGAAAAGGTCGCAGAATATTTTTACGGAATAATGCAGACAAGCCAGCAGACTGAGATTTATATCTCAGAATCTTGGTTAAATAAAACCGAAAAAGGGCAGAGCCATCATAGGCATTGGCATCCAAATTCTGTGATTTCTGGCGTAGTTTTTCTGACAGGCGATTCTGAGTCAGGGCATTTACGATTTATTACTAGCCAGTATAATACTTTGGAGTTTGAAATAGCTGAAACAAATATATATAATGCAAAAAGTTGGGCTTCTCCTGGAATTCCGGGATCTATAATACTATTTCCGTCAAACTTAGAACATCTTGTCGACGAATACCAGGGAGATATTCCAAGAATATCGTTGAGTTTTAATACATTCGTAAAAGGTAAAATAAACAATCTGCCACTTACCCGGCTTAGTTTATGAAATGTCCTAAATTTTCAATTTATTAATTCTATTAGAGTCGGAGACGTTCTAAAATTTACATAACATAAATAATGTTATGTCAAAAATTCCTATTTTCAACGCCTTCCGAATCATTCCCCGCGAAAGCGAGTACCTAAATAGAACATCCGGATCCGACGGAGAAATTTATGTCGATAAAAATTTCGATACTCTGCGCCTATTTGATGGACGTATAAAAGGAGGAATATCTCTAGGCAGAGCAGATCTATCAAATATCAATATAACTGCCTTCCGTGAAAAATCCGTAGAATCCAGATTAGCCACTGTAGTCTATAATGTGACAATCTCTAGTCCA